GTGGATTGCAAACTGGAAAAGGTCACGCTGCCACGCCGCCTGCATGATCGACAGCGGGCAAATGACCAGCACGCGCTTAATGTATCCTGCGGTCAGCAGGTAGTCGGATGCCCAAATTGCACTTGCGGTTTTACCAGTTCCCTGCTCGTTGAAGCAGAACGCTCGCCGGTGCAGGGTCAGGAACTCCGACGTCGTTCGCTGGTGGGCCATTGGCCGGTACATCCCGGGCCATGAGTAATCCCGCAGTATCGGGGAGGGGACTCCCTTGATCTTCACATGCCGCAGCATCTGGGATTCCCACAACCCCCACTTGACCGCTACGGTAAATATCCCTAAGTTGTCTTCTATTACTTCACTCTCGGGGATAGCGTTAGTTATTGTTACTGGGTTTCTTGTCTTAACATGTAAATACTTATTTTGTATGATTTCCATTACACTGTCTTTTTCTTCCTAGATACGTTTTTCTTAACGGTGTGATCTGCGTTTCGATAGAAACTACGATTGTCGTGCGGGGATTCTAATCGTAAATTACTAGCCGCGCTAGTGCCACCTTTACTTAGCGGTTTAATGTGCTCTATATCTTTGCCTTTCCGGTTTATTACTTTACCATCTGTACCGGGATTGTCCATCTCGTAGCGCGCACGTTGTCTAGCTGCCCTAGGGGCTTTTTCGTTTCTTGCTTTCTGTTGCTGGTATTCTTTTTTGTACGGACGGGGTTTGTTAACGTATGGCATTGCCAAATTCCTTTTGGAAGGCTTCTTCAAAGCGGTCTAGGTCCACTTCTACACGACACAATTTACAGACAAACTCGACGTCAAAGTCATCGTCTATAAGCGCAGCAGGGTCAATCTCACAACTACATTCGTTGCAAGTTTTGTCTTTCATATTAATTTCTCCCGTTGTGTTCGCAGGTAGTGACCGCGCAGAAGTTGCGGCAGGTGAAGTTTGAAGATGCGTTCCAGACGTTGTACATCTCGCAGTCGTCGAGCCTTTGAGATACGTTCTTCCACTTTTTCCACCTAGCCTCGGAGCCCTCGCGGTCTACGTGCAGCGTGATGAATTCCTTGCTCACCACAAATAGTAGACCCCCCTTTACTTTTTTGATATGGGGGTATCTAGCGAAAATCGCGAGGGATAGCAGCTCTAGCTGGTCGGTGTCGGCATATTTCGCGCTCTTGCCGGTCTTATAGTCGATAAGGGTGGCCTCATCCCCGTCGTCTGCTGCGGGAACCGCCATGAAGTCGGCGATGCCGCGCCACCATGCGTCGGGAGAGTCGAAATCGCATGCCACTAAATCCCGGGTCACCGCGAGCTTCTGCTCGAATAGCAGCTCTCCGGGAGAACTCATGATCGCATCAATCATGCCCTGCATAAACTCGAACCGCTTAGGCAACGGCACGCCGTCACGACCATAGTCCTCCGCAGCTTTGTGCGCGTCAGATCCGTAGGCTAGATACGTCGTCACCGGCTCGACAACATCCCTGAGAATACGTAGGTGGTGGTATTTCCGGGGGCACTGCTTGAAAAGCGAAATTGAGGAGTACGACCACTGCATGCTATTTCCCCTCGTAGGTTTTCTGTACGTGCTCAAGTTTCGCCACCGCGCGGTCCGCGAGCACGCTGAGCCGGATGCCCAGCGCTGCAATCTCTGTCGCCACTGCTCCAAACTTCTCCCAATACTCGGGGGTGCACGCGACCATCACGTGGGGCGATTCGTCGTCAAGCCACTTAATCTTCTGCTTCAGCGCGACTAACATCTCGGAATAGTCCGTGATGTTTCTAGGCTTACCCACCATAGGTTTCTCCAATTTTTGATTTGCAGGACAGCGGGAGCCCCGGTGCCCATTCGGGGGCGGTGCTCATGCAGTGCTCAACAAAACGCTGAGCCTCGTCTATTTTATCAGCAGGCACCACCACCGCGATAGCGTCGTGAACCGTTAACACCGGACGATATACTGTGGATATTGCGGCCATCTGATCTGCTATGACGCACCGTGCGAGCGCCTGCGTTATGTTCTCCACGACCTTGCCGCCATATATTTTCTGCCGCCCGTTGCGGGATTTATAAGAGTAATCACCTTGTTGTGATAATTCTAAATCGGTGTAGTTTAATTTATACCCACTCGGAAGTTGAAAACCATTCTTCCCCTTAAGAGTCACGGCGTCTTTATACTTACCTAAATCACAGTTCTTATCATCGTTCATCGCTTTTAAGCATCGCCCCGCCGAGAACCATAACGTTGGGATGGCCTTATAAGTATCTCTGTACAGATCTATATTGGTGGTGCAGTTCTCCAGCGTCGTCACGACCCCGGCCACGGCTAGCTGTCGATGAAACTTCTCAGCACCAATGCCATACCCACATCCGAGAACCAGCGTCTTGCCCATGAATCGTTCGGCGTCATTAATTTCCTCGGGCGGTTTGTTGTATATAACCCCCGCCATAATCTTGTAGACGTCTTTCCCAGCAGCGAAGTCGGCGACCAAGTCGTCCTGTCCTGCTAGCCACGCCAATACCCGCGCCTCGATCTGAGCCGAGTCACAATCCAATATCAAATACCCCTCGGGGGCGCGAATGGCCTGCCGCAATACCGTGCTGCCACCGCGTGACGGGAGATTCTGCAAGTTTATCTTGTCAGTCCCACCCCACCGCCCAGTGTGCGCGGCATAGTATTTCAACGGCACGGGCAACTTCCCGCGCTTGGCGATGTCGATGAATCTCTGAGCACGTGTCTCTGCAATCGATGACTTGATGCCCAGTCGGGCGCTGACCGCCGCCTGCACTCGCTCGTCTGGGTGCTCCGTCAACGCCTGCAAACCCGCGTCGGTCTTCGCAAATGCGAAGGTGTCTTTGCCCGTAGTGGGCGAGACCTTCATCGGTACCGCGACATCGTAGCTTTCTAATAGCCCCGCGAACTTCGGATTCGACCGCAGGATGTCCCCGTCAACGCCGCAGGTTTCCAACAGCGCGTCTTTCACAGACTTCAGATTCTCCAGATACTGTTCAAGCAAGGGCAAGTCCAGCTCTAACACCGGCTCAGCAAACATCTTGATAGTCAGGTCGATGTTGGTTAGTTCTGTCACAAATATGTCGTATTTATCCATATACAGTAGGAACAGCGAGTGCGTTAAGTCACAGTCGTTCTTGCAGTATTCCCCGTACCGCTGCAGTTCTTCAATCGTGAAATCTTTGAGCCGCTTGCCCAGCGCCGCGACTACCTCCTCACCTTTGACGCCTAGCTCGTGACGCTCGGCTGCGGCCTTGAGAGATCCGGAAACCTCCAGCCCGTCGATCGCACGAGCCATCGACAAGGTATCTATCCACCGGTTGGGATGGTGGTCGTATATCCACGACAATATGGCGGCGTCGAACATCGCGTTGTGAGCAATGACCATATACTTCGACCAGTCTATCGCCTGCAGCGCCGGGGCCACCGCCTCCCCGGCGTACCACACCGCCTGCTTCTTGCCGAACTTAATCCCGACACCAAGCACTTCAAACCGGTCGTCGCGGATATACTCCTCGGTGGATAACTTAGATAGACTGAATGACTTGTCGTAGTATGTTTCAAAGTCTATCGTGACGAGGTTCATTTATTAGCCTTATTAACTTCCACGATAAGTTTTTCTAGATACCAGCGGGCCTTCTCTAAGTCCGTCAGCCCAGACTTGTGTTTCCAGCGCCATACGTATTTTATAATATTGGCTGTGCACACAGCCTCTAGTCCTGATAACCCCGTGGTCGCCGCCGCAATGGCGTCGATGCACTCGACGGCACCAGCGGTGTAGTGGGGCGGGTGGTTAACATCATCGGTCATGAAAAATCCTCCGGTTGTTAGCTAATTGTTTTTCGGCGCGATCGTGCGCGGCTTGAAACTTTGCCTCTGCGTTTCGCACTTTTGCGAGCAACGCTCCTTCATTGTCTTCTGCGCGTGCGGCAGCGATGACATCCATCACTGCGCCTATAACGCCATCCATCAGCCGTTGGTCTGTAATAGTTAAATTCTTGGCGATGATCGCCTCGATTTGTTCTAGGGTCATTCTGATTTCTCCTTCTCGGCTCTCCACGCCGCCTTCCACGCCGCCGCTTCCGACTCCGTCCACTCCGCCGGAGCCTTCGCCAACATCGCCCGCCACTCTGCCAATTCCTTGTCCGCCGCCAGCAGCGGCTTTGCCCACGCGAGTATCTCTGCCTCGTCGGTCAGCTCGGTGGTGCCCAATTCGTTGCCCCGAGGGCCTAATAGTCTCATTCTGTTTTCTCCTTTCGTGTTAATGGAATCCATCGAATGTCGTATCCGACCGTAACTAACGCCTCCATTATTTTTTCCCATTCGCGCACAGTAAATTCTTCTAGAGTCATTCTGTTTTCTCCTGCGCTGCATCCCACACTTTCCGCGCTGCGGCCAGCACATCAAATGCTTTGTTTTGAGCTTTTTGCGACTTGTAATACTCCCCGCGCCACTTTTCCAGTGCCTTCTCCCACACAGCCTCCGCTTTCTCTAGATCATTCATTCTGGTTTCTCCTTCGCGGCGAGTTCTTTCCGAACTGCAACAAATTTCTTAGCCGCTCTGAGTCTTTCCTCACATCCATACACCGCCATACGGGCATCGTCTTCCGCCTTAGTCGCCAATGCATGCTGTCGTTCAGCGGCTTTCACGGCGTCTTTCAGAGCTTTCAATTCTTCCGGGGATATGTCAGGGCCTGCCAAGACTTTTTCCCGCCATAGCGCCGCTTCCGCTTCATCTGATGCTTTCATCCACGATTTCCACCGCATGTCTGCTTCCGCCCGCATTTTCGCGGCGGATTCCTTTTCGGCCTTGTGGGCAAGGTCCCATGCGATGTAAAGCATCGCTGCGTTTGCTTCTTCAGGCAGCATCGGGTTTCTCCTTAGTTTCCGGTCCCTGAAACACGTTCAGCATTTTCTTCATCACCGCGTCGCGGCGCTCTTCGGGAACCGTATCGGCCCACCTGTTCAGCATCTCTAAAATGGACTTGCACGCTTGGTCAGGGGTCAAAATCATTCTGGTTTCTCCTTTGCTCGCTGCTGCTCGGCCTGCACCAGTTCCCATGCCCGCTCGTGCAGGTCAAGGAAACACTCCATAGCTTCTTGGCATTTACCTTGCGCGGCGAGTATTGCCATCCAAAGGTCTTCGGCGGGTTTTTTCGACTCGGTTATATACCGACGCCGCTCTGCTAGCTCCGCCAGCATTTGCGCCGACGCCTCGGCCTTTATCTCCTCAAAGGTTCGGACCCAATCGGCAGGCCCGAACGTATGCGGCTCCGTTGAAAATAGTCCCGCGTGCGACTCGCAGTGTGAGAACCCGTTGTCCCCCGGCCCAAACCCCTCCCCACACTGGGAGCAATAGACCTCGGGGAATTTAAATTCGGCGCTCATCGGGCACCTCCGTGGCAGCGTCCGCGTACCTTTTCGCTACATCTGTTTTTGCCCACGCTGCGTCAGCTTTCCGCATCGCCGCATCCGTCTTCGCCCGCGCTTTCTTCTCTTCTTTCCGCGCTACTTCCAATTCTTTGTTCGCCTTAAGGAACAGATCTTCGGGGCTTATTATTGTTTTGCTTTTATTTACACTGTCCATATTATACTCCATAAAAAGCCGGGTGTTACCCCGGCTTCGATTTAGGCGTTGTGAATTTCCGCGCCTTTGCCGACCGCCGTTGCGATCTCAGCCATGTCGGATAGCTTGGCCGCGACAACACTCACAGTTTCCTGCACCGCATAATTCAGCGCGGCGGTTTTGCTAATCGCACGCACGTAATGCGTCTCGCCATTCATCGTAACGATGAACACTTTGGGGTTACGCGGGCGGATTTTCTTGGTTTCGGTCATTTTCTATACTCAAAAATAGGGTGGATTTGCATAGTATCAATCCACCCATCCCTACGCAACTACTTCTTGGGCCATCCCGAGTAGTCACCTTTCTTGGGGCTGTGTTTGGGAGAAAGTAGCCATTTATCGCCCAAGAAATCCAGCGCGTTCTGCAACGCGCTCTTGCGCTCGGGAGCAATCGGCTTGGGTTCTAAGGTGTGAACTTCTACAACTTCTAATTTAGGTTTCATTAGCAATTCCAAGCTCTTAAAGATTTATTGATTCTGCTGTTAGGGTCTTTGGCCGTCTTGGCCGATGTCAATTTCTTCTTCATCCCGCCCATGCGGGCGCAAAATGAATCCTTCCGCGATCCACCCTCAGGTTGCGGGGCTTGGAGATTCATCCCCTGCGCCTTGGCCGAGGCTCGACCCTTTGCGTTCAACCCACCCGCTGGGTTCTTGCCTTCTTTCCTTGTCCACGCTGGTGACTTAGCCACGTCAATCCTCCACATATATTTCAGCCGCTGCACCTTCCAGTGCGTTTAAAATTCGCGGTATATCATCAGTCCCGGCGCATACAAACGCTAGCCCTTCGGCAGCTCGGATAAACTCTAGCTGCCGCGCCTGCAACGCCGTCGGGACCTTGCCCGATATTTTTACTTCAATCGCGAAGAACTTCCCACGAATACATCCCACAATATCCGGGACGCCGCTGCGCCCATACCCGCCGGTTGCTGGAAAAAAATAGTACGGGGTTTCGCTCAGTTTGCTTAGTCCGCTTACCAGTTCTTTTTTGACCTTGCCTTCGGGGGTCATGCGTCGTACCTCCAGTCATCGCGGTCGGGGTCGCCCTCGTCTTCTTCTTCGATTACTTCGTATTCACCGCGCATGTCTTCTAGCAGTTCATCGTCGGTGTAAATCTGCACCGGTTCGTCGTTCTCTAGCGCATCCTCGTCGGCTTCCGCCTCGCGCAGCAGCCGGTGATTTTCCAGCCGCGCACGGAGGATAACCGCGATCGCCGCCTCGGCCTCCTCTTCCGA